ATGAAACTTTTCTTCCGGTGCCAGCCATATTAGCGGAAAAGTTTGCTGCTATCATTGTCCCAATTGTTGGTGGATTCACATCGAAGGCGTATGTGATTGTCTGTTTCGCTTCTGGCGTTCCAGCATTAGGTAAAAGCCATGACAGAATGTCCAGTGTCCATGTGCCCGTTATCCTAGTGGTGCTTGTTGCGCAGAAATGAATATGCGGTACCAGTTCCGTATCTTCCGCGTAATCGTGCGGAAGTTGAAGGTCCGTGAAGTGCAACTCTTTACCGTTAGCGAACTGCCAACAGTAGATACCCGTTGAGTTGAATTGAGCAAAGGAAGGAATCGTTGGCCCGGTAGAACGAGCATTCCCGCCCCAACGCCAATCATCCCAATCGTTGGCGTCAACGTCCTTCAGCAGAAGCGGCCTATGGATTGCCGCTCCCGCTATCAGCACAGAATGATTTCTTGCGGTGGATGCCATGGTTTACACTGCGTTGATCAGGTCTACGGGAGCAAGGAACACAATACGAATGCGAACACTGCCAACAGTCAACGCGGTATCTCCAGCAGAACCATCGGTTGCGCATGCGCTCACACGCAAGCGAACGGGAGAAGCGATCACTGCCCAATCGGGCGTGGTCGTGATCTTCAGGTTCTTAGTGAGAGCCGAAGTCTTGCCGTATAGGTCGGGGTCAGCTTCAGTTCCCAGGCCAACCTTCGTGGTAGTGCTTCCACCAGTAGCTGCGGCTTGAATATTCGATTGAGCGCAAAGAAGAACAGCGCCAGCTGGGAATAGATATGCGGTCTCTTTGAAAAGATCCGTGTTACCAACGAATGAGAATGTTTCGTCTATGCAACCAAGCTGCATTCCTTCTGCCGTTGTTGAACCGAATCCGGCGAGTATAACGCTGGAAGCAGTTCCTCGTGGCAACTGAATTGCGCCGCCGCTCATGACGATTGCACTGTCTTTGAGGAGTACGCCATCAATCGTAACGCCTGCCGCGCCGGTCTTCTCTCCAATGATGTCGGTGCTCACGCCACCTGCGCCAACTATGAGCGTGCCCGTGGCTTTGGGCGTGACAGTGATGCTTATGGCGACATCCGTTCCATCAGCGGCCAAAGTGGTGCCGGATAACGTAACTCCAGCGGCTGCTACGTTCGTGTCAACCGCACTGTCTTTGAGGAGCACGCCATCGGCGGTTACACCAGCGCCGGAGCTTTTCTCAATTATTGTATCGGTCTTCACCGTACTGTCTTTGAGAAGCACTCCGTCAACGGTAACGCCAGCGCCAGGAGTGAACTCGCTTATCGTGTCGAAATTGCTGGAGGTTGTCGCTCCATCAATCGCATCTTTCAGCGGAACGTCGTCTCCGGTGAAGTGGATGTCAGTTGTGAGGTTGAGTTCCTGGATGAAGACTTTTTCTGTTCTTGCAGGCATGGTCAATCCTTCGTGTTGTAAACGAGTACGCAACGGCAATTGATTACTTGCTCAGCAGGCCCGATGGGGTCTCCTGGAAATAACATGCCGTCGCAAGGTCCGGTGAATGCATCCTCCATCGGGACGGTTTGTCCGTCCATCTCGACATGGTCTTCGCGAGTTCTCGCGTCAGACGCAGATACCCAAGTTTTTGATTGCACGACTCCCGTAGCGTCGGCGGCCTCCAGGGATCCGTATTGCATCGCTGCGTGAGTCTCGGTGCGTGCAATCACTTCAGCACGGGAGCCGTTCACGACTCCGTAAGTCTTTTCGATTATAAGGTCCGCTATTTCTGACGTGCTCAATCCGTTTTCAAGTCCCTCAGATATTGCACGTTGAACCCTGGTGCGTGTGGTCGCGCCTATCTGCTTGGCCTTGACTGCGGCATTATGGCGAGAATATACTTTTATTATCTCGCCCAATTCGTCTTCGGTCAGTAGGTCCTCAACGCCTCCTTCTGCCTTTTCCTCAAGATAATGCACTACGCTTTTGCCCGTCATCATCTGATTCATTCGCGCAACGGCGACACTGATGGTGCGTGCGGCGCATATCTTCAAAGTCTTGGCTATCTCGTCTTCAAATTCTACTGTTCCTTCGAGTGATTTAAGGTGTCCGCCAGTCCTGTAATCCTGTGCAGCCTTCTTGCCCATCTCGTTAAGTGTGTTCCGCATCGCCTTCGCCATGGTGCGTTCGAGCGCGGCACTGACCCTTTCTTGGGCCTGTGCTTCTCGACGCTTGGCTGCTTGGCTGCGGAGATTGATCATGAATTATTTCTTTAGCCGGTCTTCCAGTTTGCGCTTGATGCCCTGCGACACAGAATCAGGCGACGCCTTGTCAGAGGCGAACTTGCCCTTATCCATCTCGCGCATCTTCTTGGCTTTCTCCGCAGGAGTCATAGGGACGTCGCAGCCCTTGCGCATGTAGGAATCGAACTTCGTGCTCATTGCAGGCTCTTTTCTATCAGGCGCACCAGCCTTGACTTCTTTCCGAAGGGAAGGCCAGTGGCGGGTTTCTTGTGAGGGAACGTGCCGGGCTTTTTCACCAGATCAGATGAAATATCATCTGCGCCATCTTTGCCGCCAGCCACATCAGTCCCAGAATCGCCAGGGAAACCAGGAGGCATGACCGGCTCAGGAGGGTTGACAACATCCGCCAGAGGTATGTTAGTGGACGGAACAAGTACGATGTCGCCATCTTCAATTTCTTCGTAGCCGATAGCATCGCGCTTCTCATTTATTGTTAGTGTGGTATTTGAATTAACCTTTTCCCACTTCTCGTAACGGCTGGGATTCAGCGCATCCACGTCGTCATGGTCGGGTTTCAACTTCAGATCTTCGCCATACGTGGGCGTTAGCCAGTGATTCAGCACGTCGCAAAGTTCGTCCAAGCAAGGCAGAACAGTCTCCATGTAGAACGACTGGCGTGCCTCTGCATAATTCGAGTACGTCTGCGCATCCTTCAGGCCAAGCATCTGAGGAGGCACGCCGAACAGATTACAGATGTCACGAATACTTGAGTCCTTTCCGTTGAGCCAGTCCATTTCCAACGGAGTCAGCGACATTGTCTGCCATTCGAGGTTGTTCAGAATAAGCGGACGACGCGCATTCTTTGGTCCACTCAGACGTTCATCTATCTGATTGGCAAGATCGTTCATTTGAGTTGGTGTCATTCCACCTGGCTGGGAGTCAGATGGCTTATAAACGAACGCGCCATTGGGCTGCGCTGCGTTATCAAGCATGTTATTGTTCCACTCGTTCGCCTTGTTGAACGTGCGCATCGCATCGATGCCGGTCTTCAAAGGCGACTGTCCGAACCACGGATCAGTGGGGTTGAAAGAGCGCCAATGCATGATGTCGCTTTCGCCCGTCATTGGATTGCTGGGCCATGCCTTCTTTTTGCCGGCGTTCTCAAGAATGTATTGCTCTGGCGTTGCGAACTTGCCTATCTGGATCTTCATCCAATCAGGACGATGGAACCACAGTTCCAGGATCGGATCTTCCTGGGGAGTATTGATCGAGTCGCTTTCCATCTCGGTCGTGTCGGCCTTCGCAGGTGCTCCCGTACGCAGCACACGTTCAAGATACGAATTTCCGTTCAGCAACCGGAACGAAACAAAGGATTTCCAGAACAGATATCCTGGCGTCCAGGCGTTGGGACGCTGAAGTCGCTTTATGAGCGGATGATCTTCAACCTCTTCGTCTCCTCGATAGAGGCAGAGCGGAATATGCGCGACAGAATCAGCGATCTTGTTCACGCACGAATAGACAGCCATGCACTTCGCATAGCCTTCTTCGTTAAGTCCTTTGAAGTCCGACTTGGGGGATTGTGGGTATCCAGGTGCCCAACCGGCAATCACGTCTGCTGCTGCTGAAACCTTTTCTTCTCGTCCGAATAGTTTAGACCAGAGGCTCATTTGTCACCCTTACACGTCCAAGGCGCAGAACGCTGCGCATGAGCGTTCGCTGCCTGCTTGAATGTGCGCCACCACGCAAGGACAGATGAACCGTATAGCCTCCCAATAATCAGTGCGATGGTGTTCATGCTATTGCGGGGCCTCCACCTCTTGCCAAAATGTTGAACGCGCCTGTGGATCCATCTACCTGATCGTCGTGCGGAATCTTGGAAGGCTTGTCATCCACCTGCGTCCAATCTGCAAACATTTCCATCTCTTGCAAGTAAATCTCATTCCACCTCCCAGCTATCAGTTTCACATTCCCCGCTTCGACCTGTGCGGACATTGGCCAAGCCCTTGTTATTTTTGACGTATGTACCGGATTGGCGTAGAAACGACGGTCAGGGAATAGTTTTGAGAGAATTGATATTTCTGACACGCCCGCAGAGCCAGGGTCCTTTTCAGCCCATATCTCGCACTCATGACCGTCCTGGTCGGCGCACTGACGCATGAGGCGACGAACCCCGTCTGGCGTCGCGCGAACTCGTTTTACGTCAAGAATGTAGAAAATGCCATTTAGCACACGCATCTTAACGCCTGCGGTCCAGTCAGGATCACCCGACCCTGGCGTCTCCTCTGTTGCTGCGCGGTCCCAGTATCGAATCGTCCGACCTTCTGCCGGTGCTGCGTCGAGGATCTTCCCAAACCATTCACGGCGGAATATCATGCCCGACACGGCACGAACTTTCCAATTGCCGTTTAGCAATCGTTCACGCTCAACCAATGGAAGTGCGTGTAGATTGGCGATATAGTTGGGATCATTCGCCATTAGGATGATATTGTCTGTGACCAGTGATCGGATAAACGTAAACGATTTAGGTGTCTGACCTGTCTTTAGATTTTTGAAATCTTCCTTGTTGTCTTCCCAAAGTATGTTTTCACCGTCACGAATGAACCACCGAATCACGCCATCACGCTCTGGAATAGGAAGTCCAGTTGCATCGTCTATCCACCAGGCGATAAATGTTGCCACCCACGAACATGGGTCAGGATTGCACGTTCCTCGAATATATGGTTTCACTCCACAGTTTTTGCTCAGTCTGTTACGACTGACCATGTAGAAGAATTGTCCCTTTGTGAAGTGGGTCAATTCATCAAATGCAATATATGGAATTGCACTTCCCTGCCATTGATATTTATCCTTCTCATGCTGCATATGAGAGAATGCAATGGTCACATCGCTTTTGGGCCAATACCATTCGCATGCGCTTTGCTTTGGTATAGCTCCAGCGTGAATGTAGAATTGCGCCGCCGTGTCCCATAGTCCACCCTCGTTGGTGATTTCAGAATATGTTCGTCGGAATATAACGCCACCGAAACCTGGAACATTTACGCAACGCAATGGGTCCAGCAATTCGACAACTGTTTTTCCTCCTCCTGCACCGCCTCCGAAGAAGGCAATATCGGCAGTGCACGACATGAATTTTTCTTGCGGTCCAGATTGCGGACCAATTCTCACGGTTCACGCCCATTTCTTGGAATATAGAACACAATAGGGTCCACGACTTCGTTTTTGTCTTTCGCTACATCATCTATATCATTTTTTGGTGAGTCATTCCATTTTGCAACCGCTTTCAAATAGAACATCAGCAATCTAGGGTCTGGCAATATTCCCTTAGCCGGATCGCCTGTTGCAGCATTGTATAGAATTGATCCGGCTCGACCGATAGCCTGCGCCTTGCCCTCGTTATAATGACACGCCATCCAGCGCATGAGGCTTTTCTTCGCAATCTGCGTATACTCGGAAACCTGCTCGAATGTGCATCCAGCCGCAGCAAGTTTTTTAACGGTCAGAATAAGATCTGGCGTTATGTCGGACTTGCTACGAATAAGACGCATCTTCACGGAAGTTTTACCTCATACTCATACAATTTGATATTTCTGGAATGTATTCAAAACTTGACGGATATCTAAACGCAGATTTTTCGATTCGTTGTTTTCTAATCGTATCTACTCCGCCTTTTCCGCCTTTCTTTTTTTGGAAATCTCCGCCTTTCGCCTTTCCTATAAACTTCCACCTGTTGCTTTTTGAATGTGAAGCTATAAGTCCGGGATGGTTTGTAACGATTATAAATCTTTTGCCCTCTTTGTTGAATGTATTACCAAGCCAATTTGTTCCAATCGCACCAATGCCCAATCCCTGCCAATCTGGCAACACAACTATTCTATGTGCATGCCATATGATTTTTGAATGAGGATGTGGGAAATATATTGCGCTGAAGAATCCCACCATGCGTTCGCCAACGAATGCTCCATAGCATCTAGCTGCACGGTTGATGGTTGCATTCATATAGTGATGCTTTTCAAACATTCGCCAAGCCGATGTTGTGATCCTGTATATGTCCAATTGTATTTCTGGCCTTCGCTGAAGCGACCTCCATACAATTTTTCCTTCTGATGGAACAAGCGTCCAATCAGGTTGCAACCAATCTGCAATATCGTAATGACATGTGATAGCGACGAATTGTCGTTCAGATCGTCTGATGAATTTTTGTATTGTATGGCTTGCGACCTGTGCAACTTGTCGATCAACAAGACTGGTGAATTCATCGACCACAATAGGCGGTCCATCCTTTGGCGTTTCTGCCATGAGTCGCGCCATGTCACAACGAAAGCGTTCCCCATTGGACAGAACACAATGCGGTCGCATCCACACGGGAGGTGATGATAGTCCCATGTTGTTGAGCAATGAAACAACATCAGTGACCGACATTGACCGTGGGAATTCATCAACGATTGATCGATTGCGTTGCCATTCGAATCCCTGATGGATTTCATTGAATAGTTTTCTGGCGATAGTTGTCTTGCCATCACCTGATGGCCCAACGATCAAACCGATCTTCCACGGCCTCGAGGCCAGGTCTTCTTCTATATCCCACTCCTTGCGTTCCATTCCGTTGGGTTGCATGTCGAGCATTGCGCCCGCCTGCAACATGCGTGGCGTTACGTCAACGGAGCATTCAACGGTTACATGATGG